GTAAGGCACGGCTCTGCAAAAGCTTGATCGTCGGTTCAAATCCGTCTACCGCCTTTTTTATACTATTTTATAGAAATTTATCCGAAAAGAAAGCCCGATTTTACGGGCTTTTTTATTTTTATCTTCATATAAATAAGGATAACTTCAAAAAACTTTTGGGGCGAGTTTGGGGCAAGGGTATTTTCATAACAAACAAAAAACACTAGTAGGGGCTAGTGTTTGAAAGTAGGTATGTATAAGATTATCTACCTATATTATACCACATTTTTATTCAGAGCAAACAAAAAACCGCCAGCAAACGCCAGCGGTCTAGTGTATTATTAATTCAATTTTTCTTTCTATTTTATTTTATTTTTCTTCTTTGGCTTTAGCCAATGTGATCAGTCCATCAGGTTCTACCTCAAACTCTGGCTTATCAGCAAGTGAGCCGTCATCCTTGAGATAGTACCAGCCTGTTCCATCTGCTGACTGGATAAAGGCATTAGATACCATGTTGCCTTCTTTACCGTCTAGGTAGTACCAAGTATCTTTGTACTTTACCCATCCAGTCTGCATAGCGCCATCTTCATTGAAATAGTACCACTTTTCAGCAATTTTCTTCCAACTAGTAGCCATGTGACCTGAGTTATCGAACCAATACCAATTCCCGTCTGTGTGCTTCTTCCAACGTTCAGCAAGCATATAGCCTGAATTATCGAAGTAGTACCAGACATCGTTGATTTTCTCGAATTTTTCTTTTGGATAAGAACCATCTTCTTTAACGTACCAGTATCCTGTGTCGTTCTGCTTCCAGCCAGCTTCGACCACTAGACCGTGCTCAATATCGTGCTTAAATTGCTCACGACTAATGCCCCATTTGGCTAAATATGGATAAGGGTCAATGTGGTCTGAGTTGTTATTTGGTTGATGATAAGTACAGTAGTAATGCGTCTTAATTCCTGCAAGGTCGTCTGTATCAAGAGTAACAGGTAATCCAGCTTCTTCTGCAAGGTCACGTAGTAGTTGAATATAGAGCTTGTAGTCAGTCATGAACTCTTCTTTAGTTGCATGACTTTCAATCAATTCAACTGCTGCATAACTTTCAGCATTCCAACCACCACCTACATCCCAGCTTCCATTATTTACTGGTCCTACTTGTAACACCCTGCCATTCCCAACGACATGGGAAAAGAAGCCAAGTTCAGGGTCTTTGCGATAGTGATAATCTGCTTCGTTTTGTGCTGTTGAGTTACGGTTACCCGTTGAGTGGGCATGTACTTGTCTGTAAGGTCGTACTCCAACCTGCGGAAGATTGGTTCTTAATCTGCTTTTATCAATATCCATGGTTATTTATCCTCGTTTGGTTCGTAGTATTCAAGCGCTCGCTTGCTATCAGTTAATCCTGAAGTTGTTGGGTCATTGATAACTCCCAGCAACACAAGAATATAAACGAATGTATTAAGACCGTCTTGATAATTCTGCGGAATTTCAAACCCGAATTGTTGAGCCATAAGGAAGATTGCCCCTAAAAGAGCGATTAAAGTCACTTTATTTTGTAAGCGTAGTTTCCAGTTAATTTTATTCATCTTTGTTACTCCTTCACTTCAAGTAAAATATATTTATTAAATAGGCTGTCAATGTAACCATTGCCACCTAAATTTTTATAGCTTTTGTGCATCTTATGAATAATATCAGACTCATGCACCGTGGTATATCCACGTTGTAACGCTACTTTTATATCTCGTTCAAGTCTTAGATACATTGTTGCCAAGTGTGCTTCATCATGCACGACTAACTTGTTATTGATCTCGATAATTTTCTTTTGATTATCTTCGCCAATTTCGTGGATGGTATTCAATTCGCTTTTAAGTTCCTTGAATTGTTCCTTGTTGAGATTTCCAGCTTTTATCGTTCGAACTCCAAACCAACCAGTGGCAATCGCCCCAATTGTTGTAGGGTTTGTTAAGGCATTTATTGCTTTCTCAAAAATATCAACCCATGACATAAACACCTCCTAGCGTGATACTGCTTCAGTATCTAGTTCACTTGACGGCTTTGTAATAGGCGCTTCCCACTTCCAAAGACCGATTTTCCCGTTTTTGTACAATTCTTCTAATTGCTCTAACGTTTCCCCTTGATAAGTGAATGGCTCGGTGACTTGAACCATGACACGCTTGCCCTCTTGGAACTTCTCGACATGATTAGGATTTTCAATCGTGAAAATTTCTTGAGGTTGGTAAACTTTACCAATTTGGCCAAGGTCTACCAATTCAAGACCTTTTTTGTAAATTGTCGGGTCAAGCGGGTTATCCGTATCAGTAACACGAGCCAATACAGCCCAATTAGCAATAGCTTTCACTTCTGCAATCTGCGCTTCTTTTTCTGCTAGTTTTTGATTGTACGTCTGCTCTTGCGTAATTAAATCTTCTTGTAACTTCTTCACACCCTCAGCAGGGTTTAACTCGGTCGTAACTTGGCCAAGTACGGCTTGGATCAGTACTTCATCTGATTCGTTGGTACGGTCCCCAATCAAAACACGCTCAAAAGCCGTGTAAGGGTTCGCTGAACGGATTGAAACGAAGGTGCGTCCTTCTTCTTGCAAGTATTTGTTAATGATTTTAAATTCCATAAAGATTTATTCCTTTCCTAACTTCTGTGCTACTTCTTCAAATAATTCTTTGAGAGCTTCGTCTGATTCTAACACGTTATTTACACGCTCTAGTTCTTGACTTAAGCGCCCGTTATCTTCCAAGGCTTCGTTGTATAAGACCTTGTAATTCGCTACTTCTACTGCTAAATTGGCAATTTTAACTGCCAGCTCGTTGATGATTTTATCTGTTGTGTTCATGTTTCCTTCCTCTCTAATACAGTGCAACATCCCAAAATCCGGGCGAACCTTCCCCGTTCTGTACACGATATTCTCTTAGTCGTTTAAAATTGTCATTTATCAATTCAAACAAATCTTTTAACGAGGTTGTTTTAATACCTTGACTGGCATAGCTTGTTAGTATGAGATCACCAATAATTACGACCTGTCTAGCATCTGGTTGATTGAAGATTTTCAAACCGACAAAATCTCTGTTTGGGTCGTGGTCTCCTCTGTCGTTGACACCGAAAGCAAATGCTGCGTAATTAGTACCTTGTGACACTGTGGGAGCAAGGAATGCCTTACGCCCTCCAGAATTAAATTCTAGTGAGTTTCCGGGTGATTTAAACTCGATACCAGCTCGTCCGTTAAATATAAATTGGTTCGTTTGTAAGTTTATGTGCATATTTCCATTGATGGAATCAATCTGACCGCCTCTAATCTCCATGCCAGTTAGCGTGCCGGCTAAGATGTTGCTAGCGTTAACGTTAATAATGTTGACTTCGCTTGCATCAATCGTGCCACCCGTGATTTTATTGGCGTTTAAGTTAGCAATCATACCATCCTTAATCACTGCATTATCAATTAAGGTTTCTCCAGTTATATGGAATGTTTTTCCTATAAGTCTATTGCGACCGTCAGCACCAAGATTGATTCCTGAAATCAAATCACCTGCGCTGTTGATGTTCTGAACGGCCCACGAACCAGCCAATTGACTTTGAACCGAGCGAACGGCTTCTTCAGTGTCTTCGGGAGCTGGACTCCAAGCACTCGCAACATTTCCTTTTTCGACCTTTACAGACTTTGTATGAACTTTATACGAACTTGCTCCATCTACACGAATATTCAACATCCAACTGTTGTTTTTCAACATTTCTCCAGTCATGACAGTATCAAATTCAATCAGACGCCAATTATTTCCTGGTTGAAGATTACCGATGTTGTAATCGAATGTTCTACCTGCTCTTGCCCAGTTCGTCACATCTCCATAAGATTGTAGAATAGCTACAATTTGCTTATCGTTGAAACGTTGCACACTGTCAATACTGATTTCCATTCGTACATGAGCAGTATCTCCTGCTTTAAATCCATTTGATAGGATTTTATGTAGATCCGCATGAAGGTTGACTCCATCGTTTCCAGAACGTGAAATAAATGGCCCCCAGTCTAACGTAGTGTTTACTGCACGGTTGACACCATTGCCAGAGTATTTTCCTACTTCTGTTTGGAATAGTTGATTTGTCATCACTAGTCGAGCAACATTGTCTTTAACTGTTTGGTCACTTGAACCTGAACCGCCTAAAATGCGCTCGTATAGCTGACTAGTTTCCTTCACACGCTGGAAGTCGCTCTGATTAACCTTACTATTTACTTGACTAGAAATCGTAGCAAATCGACCATCTATTGTCTCTGTGTACTCTGCTAATTTTTGCGTAACACCTTCCTCTACATCACCTTTAGCAGGTTGCCAGTGTATCAATGGGATAGCTCCACGGACAAGTGTCGCCCAACTCATATTCCCTTTGGCTTCATTTGGAACAGCAGATAAAATAATCTCTGTACCCGCTGGGATTTCTTGAGTCGGTGTAAATTGCACCATCCAAGCATCAATCGCTTTGTTATAACTTAAACGTTGCCACTTACCGACCCCATCGTAAAAAGTATGATTGGTTGAGTTCTCTCCATGCCAATATTTAGAAACTAGAGTATAAACCTGATTAGCTTGCAGGGTTTCAACAAGCCTATATCTCTTGTCATGTTGGTTGTAGAATCCGTCATTACTATTTTTTAGCAGGTTTCCACTAGTTCCAAGAGAGAGACTTTCCAAGCGTCTTTCAACACCTTGAACGCTTTCTTGAAAGGTACTTTTACCAACATAATCCCTCGTAACCAGCTCACGGACTGCTGTCGCTTGTTTTGCGCTCTCTTCACGAGCATAGCGTTGTAGGGTTTCCTGTCGCTGATTATCTTGACCAACATAGGTTTCAACTGTTGCCATCTTAGTAGATAGACCGTCGGCAGTCTGCTTAAATTCAGTTCTAGCTTCTGTGATTTGACTTTCTACATCCTCAATAGCTGGACTCCAATCAGTCGCGACATTGCCTTTCTCAATCTTCACATCCCAGACGCTCTTGGTTGCTTCTTTATGATACGTGTTAACGCGTAGATGATAGATTCCTGTCGGCTTATTCCAAACGATTTTCGTTCCTGTTGTACCTGTATTAAGGTCCGATACAATTTGATAAGGTCTGCTTTTTTTGCCCATAATCCAAAGAACTACATTATCAGACTCCTTGCTCCAATCGTGATTGTTCGTAAAGTTACCGTCCGTTTTGGCTGAAATGATGTATTCCTGACCCCGTTCCATGTAGATAGATGTACTTTCTACATACAGAATGTAATTGTCAAAATTAGCTGGCTTTATGTCTGGCATAAAAGGCCCTTTCGAGCCTTTCAACAAGTTCGTTCCGCCGACCCTCATCTTAGCGAAAGTCTGCGTAAGTCCATCAATGTCCTGTTTAACCTCTGATTTGGTCGCAAAACCATTCATTTGGCCAGTCATGCGACTAAGAGCTTCTGTGGTCGTTCTACGATACTCTGAAGCTTGGTTTACATCGTTTGTAACCGTTCGTTTCAAGACATCCAAATCACCCGACAAAGCCGTCTGAGCGCTCGTAGCCTGTCTCTTAAACTCATCAAGTTTGGCAACAGAATCCAGCCCAATCCGCTTCGCTTCTTTAGCTAAATCTTCACTTGCACCAGCTTTTTTAAAGGCTTCGTCAGTTCTGCGTTTGACTTCCTCTAATGCTGAATTATCAAGATTTCCAAACTGCCGTTCAATTTCATCAATAATCTCTTGCTTGCTATTACTTCTAATGATTTCTTGCCAAACTTCTCCAGTCCAGCGTAACAAGATTGTTTGTCCTTCGTGTTCGGGGTCAGGCTTGAACCATATATCATTGACCAGCACTTTCCCGACATATTTCTTCGTCGGATCGTCTTTCCCGTACCAGTTATTATTAAAACCGTCAGCGCTTGGAAGAAATTCAGGAAGCTTTGAAATGATATTATTAAAACCACTTGAAACTAGTTCATCTACTTTTTGACTAGCGATATTTTGGATTTTAGCTTCATTGCTTTCTGAAATCCTATCACCTAATTTAATGTCGCTTGACTCGTTATTTAAACGGTTAAATGTAATTTCAAAGATACGGGTGTCATAATCTAGCTTTTTATCATGTCTTACTACACGAATAGTATCGCCAATTTTTACACCTTTCAGATAAACAGTAGATGTTTTCAAAGTCAACTGTGGTCTTGATGCGCTCACTAATTCATCATAAGTACGCTTAATCAATGCGTTTTTATCTTCTTCATCTTCAAAGACTGCAAAGCCTACTTTAGCACGCATTGAACCGTCTGCATTCTTGATGCCGTAGCGTTTAGTCATTTCAGGAAGTTCAACATATTTCTGACCTTTTGGTTTATCTACTGGATTGCCTTTTTTGACTTCCCAAACTACATCCTCAAATGTAATTCTGCGCCCGTAACTGCCAGTATTATTTTCATCAGTAGGTGCGCTGATTTCTTCGCCTTTCCCACGGCCAATTAAAGCAGTAAATAGGTTAGTACGCTCTACTTCTTGCAAGATTTGTAAAGCGTTATGTCCGTAAACTACACGCTTACCCGTTGCTTCACCGATTTTTTGTTTAAAATCAATATAACGTGCGCCTATTTTATTGCCGTTCACTTCAACAAAAAACTGCATTTCTAAATTCCAAACTTGACAAACCTTTTTCAAGGCTTCAAAGGTTGAAATGTAGTAGAAATTAGTTGATCGTTGACTTGTTTCACTAACAAAACGTGCTTGCCAGTTAGTACCAGCAAGCAGTTCATTAATAATAGGTCTAGCAAATGTATTATGCGGTCTTTTGTCTAAAACAACAGATTTTCTTAATTCTTCAATACCTGACTGAACACCAATTAATGTTGTAAGGTTTCCTGAGAATTTTTGAGCAATATAGAAATAATGGAAAGTATGTGCATCTTCGATTGACTGAATAGCCATATACTCTACTGCATCAAATTCTTGCTTGCTCAATGCTTTCATTTCAACCGTGAGCCTGTCAGATACATATTTCTCAGTAGTCAAAGCGAACTTTTGGAAAGCAGTCTTGATAGCATCTTTTTTGACTAGCTTTATAAGTCGCTCGTCTTTATCAAATAAGTAAATCATCGTCGCTCATCCCTCCATTTCACTTCTTTGACCCGTGCATTCGTAGCTGAAACGGTGTCACTATTTCTGACCTTGAAATTTTCTAGATCACTAAACAAATCAAGTTCACTCAGAATGCTGCGACCTTTGTAAGAAGCCTTTACCTCGTTTGTTTCAAACAAGATTGTAATATCTTGATTGGCATCATAAGCACCAGTAAATGAAATTGTCTGTCGTCCGTTTGTAATCCTAACAACATTTGTTGTCTTCGTCGTTGTAACAACGATTTTCTCCGGCATCACTTCAAAGGCACCATTCAATTCAATCTGTCCGACTGTGTTTTTCAGCCGTGATTTTTTGAAGCCGTCCGGAACTAACAAAGAGAAACGACTGACAATACTATTTTTGTTTTCTTCGAACGAATCAGCGCCACTAAAGACTGCAAAATAAGTGTATTCCAGTTCATCCTTGAAAGTTACTTCAAGCATTTTTGATGCGTTTGTCGTTCGTAAAAACAAGTTTAGCCTATCGAACTTCTTCCGCAATTCTTCACTTGTTTTGGCTTCAAGTTGATATTTGATTTCTAGCACTTTTTCGGGTTCTGAAATACTTTCAACCCAAACACCACGACGGCCATCGATAGAGGTTATCTTGACATCTTGTCCAATCAAACCTCTACCCGATACCGATAACTGCCGATACCCGTCTACAATTTCGTTTATGGGCGTTCCGTTTATACTCATGTTATCACTTGGCTCGAAAGCCACGTTTTCGTTATGTTTTTCTAGTTTTGAATATCCATACATAGCTTTCTCCTTTCTAATAATTAGCCAAGGTCAATTCCATTTCTTGAGCGCTTGTAATATCTTCAGTAAACGCTCTATAAGTCGTGTTACCCATTTTAAGAACAATATCAGCAGATTGTTGTCCAACCGTGATTGTGCCACCGTTAAAGTCAACAGACGTATTATATCCCGATAAGCGCCCTAATTCGCCATCTACTGCGCCTAGTTCACTTTGCAAGTTACCAGCTAAGTCTTTGCCAGCGAAGGCATCTATCGCCCCTTGTGCCATGTTTCCAACTGATTTAACGACTGCGCCAGCTTTACTGTTTACACCAATGATAAAACCTTCGTCTGTGTAAACACCAAACTGTCTAAATACTCGTGACGGCGAATGAATACCAAGCAAACCTTTCGCCCAGTCAATAGCGCCCCGGACTGCTCCGCCTACTGCATCAATCAATGCGCCTGCTGCGCTTGTTACACCGTCAACAAAGCCCATAATCAGATTCCTTCCGACACTGATAGCACTACTGATGAAATTCCTAGCAGCATTCACTGCATTGTCAAAACCATTTCTGACAGCCGATACAATCCTTGGCCCGGCATTCGTAACCGTGCTTACTAGATTGTTCCAGCCGTTTGTAACGGTGGATTTGATATTTTCAATCGCATTTGAAATAGCAGATTTGATATTGTTCCAAGCATTTTCAGCTGCTGACTTGATATTGTTTAAAGCATTTGAAATGAAGTCCTTGATAGCATTCCAAGCTGTTTCAATGCTACCCTTGATTGCGTCCATCACATTGCTGATAGTGGTTTTGATGAACTTCCAAGCTGCGCTAGCTGCTGATTTGATTCCGTCCCAAATTCCTGACAGGAAAGCAACTATAGCATTCCAGATTTCACCTGTTTTGGTCTGGATGATCTCCCAAGCGTTTGAAATAGCTTCTTTAATCAAATCAAAGTTGCCTGTCACTAGCCCTACAATAACTAAAAGAATAGCTGCAAAAACTGCTTTAATAATTTCCCAAGCGTTCGCAAATATAGACTTGATTGCTTCAAATGTAGTTTGAATATACGTCCAAATAGTCGTTAATGTTGTATAGATAGTTTCATAAATTGCAGTCCAAATTGGGCCGATAAAAGCTGTTATTGTATTCCATACATTTTCCCAAGTTGTTTGAATACCAGTCATTGAAGTTTGGAAGAAAGTAGTTACTGCTTCAATGCCTGTTTGAACTGCCGACTTAATACCTTCCCAAATTGGCGCTAAGAATGTAATAAGAGCATTCCAACCCGTTTCCCAAACTGTTTTCAAAAACTCAAAGATACCGCTAAAGATTTGAACGATACCGTCCAAGTGTTGTTGAATAATGTTCTTGATATTTTCCCAAAGCCTACTTGCTGTTTCTTTGATAGTTTCCCAAGCGCCCGACCAGTCACCATCAATGATCTGCATAACTGCCTTGATAATGCCTAAGATAAAATCAAGTCCAGCGCCTATTGTGGATTTAATCAACCCCCAAACAACTGAAATAGTTGTGCCAATAGCATTCCAAGCACTTTCAATTATTGGTGCTAAGAAATTGGTTACAGTTTCAACAACTGTTTTAATGGCATTCCAAACTTTAGTAGCTACGCTCTCAATAAGTTCATGATTTTCAGACCACCAAGAAACAAGCGTACCCCAAATATCTTGAACAAAGCTAACTGCTTCTTGAATAGCGCTTGTAATTGCAATTTTAACTGCTTCAAATGCTGAATTTACTTTGTTTCTAAACTCTTCGCTTGTGTTATATACACCTACTAAAATAGCAATTAAACTTGCAATAACTGCGATAACAACAAGGAATGGTGCGCCTAGTGAAGAAACAACGCCCACAATTTTAGCGAATGTTACACTCAACGCGCTACCGCCTGAGTTTAGCAATGTAAACCATGCTGAAACCTTAGATACTGCGCCAGCTATAAAGCTGATAGTACCTACTAACTTACCGATAACTGAAATAACGCCACCTATTGCAATTAAAGCAGGGCCAGCCGATACTGCGATCAAACCTACCCATTTTTGCCACGGCTCAAGTGGTAGGTTGTCCCATATTGTCAAAAGAACCCGCACGACATTATCTTTAAATGTCAACACCGTTTCTTTTAGATTTTCAAATAAGCCGTATATATCCGCTTCGCCATGCCCTAGACCCGCTACTAAATTTTCAAATGATGCTTTCATAGCTTGGAATGAACCCGAAACAGTTTCACTTGCTTCTTTAGCAGTCGTTCCAGTAATTCCTAGTCTATCTTGAGTGATGCCGATAGCTTCAATCAAGGTATGGAATGGAATATCTTTCACGTTTTGTGCTGTCGCTTCAAATTCTCCGTTTAAAACGCCTGACTCATTGACAAGCCGTGCCATTTCACCAGCAGTACCACCATACACGGTACATATTCGCCATAATTCGCTAAATCATGACCGTCTTTTTAAAGACTGCTCTATGTCGCCATAGAGATTAGACTATCTCTTATACTTTTCTAAGTATCCTAGCGCTTCGGCTCGCTTGAGCCTACTCTACTCCATTAAAAAAACACCCTCTCGGATGCTTTTTCTGTTTCGTTAGTCGTTACACTTTCAAGATTTTAGAACGTTTACCGTCCTTGTAAGAAAATTTATATCCCCTTGTTCTTCCACGCTTTCCAATCGTGCCTTTTTCTAACATCAAAGAAATATTAGAAATAGTACAATCAAAGTATTTTGCAGTTTCAGAAATACTTTCAAATTCCATTGTGTCTATAACATCTAGCCATGCTATATGTCCGCCACCTCTTTTGTTTCTTTCTTCTGCGTATCTTGTTACTGTGATTGTTTCACTTCTGACACCGATTGTTTCAAAACGTGAATTGTTTTCTGAATAAGTCGCCCACCGTAAATTTTCAATAGAATTATTTTTCCGGTTTCCGTCAATATGATCAACCGTCAATTTATTTTCTGGATTTGGTATAAATGCTTCTGCGACCAATCTATGAATTGGAACTTTTTCAGATTTATTATTTTTGTATAGATCAACTATTAAATAGCCATTTTGTTTATTCGTGAATGGTTGTTTGATATGACCGGTTTTGTCATTTCTGACTTCCCCAGCTTCATTTATTGAATAATTGCTATTTCTTTCTATTTTCTTCCACATTGTATTTTTACCTCGTGTTTGATAACTTTATTTTATCATACATTCAAGGTAAAATCAACTAAAATCTTGCTTAGCACGGTATTGCCTAAGCTACTCTTAGGGTTTCACCGTTTTCACTAGGTTTATACTCGGCTATGGTTTTTCTACCGAGTTTAAGGTTATCTAACATAGTATAATTGTCCTTTGCAAAACCTTGATAAGCGTTTTGAATATCAGACATATTAGTACCCATTTTATTGGCGTTATCTGCCATCTGAATGAGTGCCTTGTCAGCGTATTGGGCGGCCTTTTCAGTATCTCCGCCTAAACCTTGAAGCAATGTTGCAGAGAATGAAGTTACCTGTTGCATATACTCATTAGCTGATACGCCAGCCGTTTTAAATGCATTGTTGGCATTGGAAAGAACGCTTGCGCCTTTTGCTTCCATTGTGTCATACATTGCTTGCGCTTCTTTAGCTGTGATGTTGTATTTTTTAGCAAGTCCAATAGCGCTTGTACCATTATCTTTAAATAGCGTTTCTACACCACCTAGAGATTGCTCTAAATCAGCAAATGATTTGACAATACCACCGATAGCACCAACAACTGGAGTTGTAAGACCCGCTGTCATGCCAGCACCTAATTTCATAGAAGCCGTTCCGACTGCTGAAAGACTTCCGCTTAGTTTATCAAGTGTCGTTCCAGTCTGATTTTTTAAGCTTTGCAAAGTCATTTGTGCTTCTTTCATCCCACTGTTAAACGGTTTTACATTAGCTTTCAAGATAGCAGTAACATCAAAACTTGTTCCCATTAAACCCATTCGTTACCCCCCTTTCTTTCATAGATTGATTAAGCCTTCTGTTTCTATCAGCAAGGCTCATTTTCTTTTGTTTGACTTGTCCGACATCATCTTTTTTGAAAATCTTGTCAAACTCGTCTTTATGATTGTAAAAATCGTCAAACGTTTTAAAGGCTGAACGTGCGCTTTTGCCTTTCCCTTTAGTTGCTTGAACTGTCTGATTAAACCATGCTTGAATTGCTGAATTGTACCGTCTATCTTCCTGTTGGATAAGATAAGCAGTGTTATAGATTTCAAATTCTTCTAGCGTGGTGCGTGATGCTTCTTTAAACGTCATATTATGTCTTGCAATAAGCAAGGCTATTGCTTCATCATAACCAAAGTCTGAACCTTGATTTTCCCTTACTCTACTAGGTTCATTGCTTTTTTGAGTAGGGGAGATGCTTTTAACTCGTTCACAATTTCAGTAATCGTCTTGTCGTATTCGTCATTCAAAATCAAATCTTCAAGATATTTTTCGATAGCTTCATTGCTTGGTTTGTGATTTTCTGTAACAGTTCCAGCTTTGATAATATCTACGAAAGCCATAGGATCATTAAGCGCTTGTCCAGCATTGAACAATGTCATTGCACCATAGCCCGTTTTCATACCTTCCAATTCAGCAGAATGTAGCTTGTTCATTTCTCGCAAAAATCCAAGTCCAAAGCGTAAAGTGTAGTCACGTTCTCCAATTTTTAAAATCATTTGTTTTTTCTCCTTTTGAATAAAAAAATAAAGGGCAAATAAATTGCCCCTTTAAATACCACTATTTTAATTAAACTGCGACACCTTCGCCGTTTATTTCTTTCTCAAGAGTGTGGTAGTTGTATTGTGCGCTTTCAACTGCTTGTTTTTGTGTAGCAGTTAACTTGTCAGTATGTAAGATACCGTTGCCGTCAATCGCTACTTCATAAGACAATTCAACCTTGTCATCTGAAGGTGCTGACAATTCAAAGTTCTTGAAGTAGCCTTGATAGTATTCAACGTCATACTTATCTTCTCCGTTGACTTCCTTCTTGCTTCCAAGGTCAACGATCCAGCATTCAATCTTGTCGCCAGCTTTGAACCATTTGCGCATTTCTTTCCACATATTCACTGTGTCGCCGTCTTCATGGTAAGCAAGTGATTTAAACTCTCCGCTTGTTTCTCCGTCTGAGATTGAGTTAACAACACCGTCTTTTGTCTTCGTGCTTTCTACGTTCTTTTCTGACTTGATAGAAAGTTCAGATTGGAAACGTACCTTACCCGCATCTTGTTTCGTACGGTCTTTATAACGACGGAAAAAGGCGATAACGTCTTTCCCCAAAATTAAATCTGCCATTTATTATTTCTCCTTTTTTGTATAACTAAAAGTAAAGTCCAGCACAATATGTAATAAAGGCTGGACGTCTGTATTATCTACAATAACTTGTTTATCTGTTGTTAAATGATTGAAATTATATTCATGCCCTTCTTTGAAATACTTAACTGTATTCTCAAGATAGGCTGAAACGTTGTCTATTTTGCTTCTATGCGTTCTTGTACCGTATATGTGTACTGTTTGCCTTACTGTACCATACAAGTCGTTGTTAGGCGTATCAGAGCCATTATATTCGCCGATATAGACAAACGGATATTGTGCATCTGCATTGGGTAGATAATCATAAGTATCTACTCTCAAATCAGAAAGAGCAAATAACTTCCTAAACAAATCGTGGTTTGGTGTCATTTAAATACTCCTTTCATAACATCCGTCATATCTTTTTGAAATTCGGGTAATATTTGCTCTAACATAGGTCTAAAGTGCGGTTTACCAGCCATAAAACGAGTGCCGTATTCTTGATAACCCGTATATGATGCACTTCCTGTTATCCGTGCTTCCATACCGTGATACGTTACGTTGATATGGTCTTTCAAGAAACCAGTATCTTTTGGCGCTAGTTCCCTTGCTACTTTCTTTCCTTTTTCGCCTTTGTTTTTAACAACTTGTATAGACTGCTCAACGGCTTTAGGGTGTGCATTGTAAATCGTGCTTGTTAGCTTCTCTAAGCCGTGCCATTCTATATTTACACCCATTTATACCTTGACCGTCCTTTTGAGCCGTACAGAGCATTTTGAAGCTTCTACGGTGTCAATCTGTTCATATCTGAACCCGTTATAGATTGCATACAAGAACGGTTCTTGTTCTTGCTGAAATCTGCATATCATGACGACATCTGAACGATTGCCGTATAACTCGAAAACTTTGGCTCTTTGAATGTAATTCACAAAACATGGTATAATTACGGATTGTTCAGCTTGGTTTTCGTAGCTATCTGTTTCAGGATTGTACTTTGCAACGCCTTTCCCTCTTACAAGCGTTATTCTGTGAGGTGTCTTCATAGAAAGAATGCCTTTCCTCGTTGACGTTGTGAACCGTCAAGACCAAAATCTTTATTCAAAATAGCCATGTAAGGCTTGAATAAGTTGTCGTAGTCTTGATAAGTTACTGAATATCCATCAACCGTTTCACTGGAAACACTTTCTGAGCCTTTGCGTCCGTATAGTTTATAAACAACGTTTTCAATCATGAAATTGTACTTACTGTCAATATATACCGTTCCAGTAAGTGATTTAAAGTAGCTTTCTGCATCTTCAACTAGATCATTCAACAAGTCATTTTCTTTTGTGTCGTTGGGGTCAATCCCCAACCTACGTTTAATTTTTGCAAGTTGGGTATCATCCATATCTATTCCCCTTTTGTTTTAGCTTTTGGTTCTTCTGTTGGTTCTTCGTCAGATGCGATAACCCCTTTTTTCAAAAGGTCTTTAATTCGTGTATCTGATACTGTCAAATCTTGTCTAGGATAGGTTTCCCCAGCTTCGTAGAACCAACCATTATCTTTTGTGTCAATAATGTTAGTAGTTACGATATAGGCCATTCATTCCCCCTTCTTAGACGTTTGAAGCGTCTGTCAACTTAGCAAATGCATCTGTCTTAGTGATCATGACTGCGATGTCCATTGTTGCACGAATAGCAATCATTTCCTGTTCAAATAGATTGATAGGTGTACCGTCTGCGTTCTGAATTGTTGAGATTTGACCTTCTTCTGAAATCTTGTAGTTGATGTTGTAAGGAACACCATAGATCAGATTGTCGAAGTTACCTGCCAGGATGTCGCCTTTTTTGAAGTTCTTAGATTTCATATCTACAACAATGATGCCGTCAAGCTTGTTACTTTCTTTGTCGTAGATTGTCTTCTTATCTCCGTCGCGAGCTTCACGAAGAGCAGAGCGGTTAGAGACACGAGAGACAAAGGCATTAATTTCAACATCGCTATCTAGCAATTTATCTTCAAGTTTCAAGATATTTTCGTAAGTAACAGGTCCACCTACAACTTTACTTGCATCTTTTGCTGCCTTAGCAACTGAATTTGCAAATGGTGTTTCATGCCCCAAAAGTCCCGCTTCGTCAATCTTAGTGTAAAATGCTTCAACGATTTGTGGTTTCATTTCTTCAAAGAATTTTTCCCAAGTGTAGTTAAGAACTTCACGAGAAGCAACCAAGATGATACCAAGTTTCTTAGCACGAAGTTGAACTGGTACGATTTCAGGCTTGTCAGTCTTGATTTTTTCTGTTTCATTTACCCAGTAAGCAGAAACTCCGTCAGTTTGAACGTAAACAGTCTTTTCTTGCTTACCGTCCATTTCATGATATTTACCAAGTTGCATAACCAAAGAATTTTCAGCAACTTCTTTCATGATGATGTCAGTAAATTCTTTATGTAGTGTGCCGTCTTTCTTTTCTGAGACTAAAACTTTGTCTGGTGTGAATGTTTGAATTGTCATATTGTAAAATCTCCTTTAGATAATTCTTGAATTGCGGAAGATTTCTCCGCTTGATTGTGTCTTAGAACCACCAAAAGCAGTGCTTACTGCGGGCGGTTCTGATTGTGTGTATTCAGACTTGATTTCACTAATAATACTTTCAAAATCTGAAATAGCTTGAAGTGTGCCGTCTGCCGTATCTTTTACGACAAAAGCAAGCACTCGTTCATTTACAGGCAACTTACGACTTGATAGAGTTTTAATAGCTTCATCTGTCAATTCTCGCTTGGTTTGTTCTTTCTCAAGTCCAGCGATTTTATCAAGTAGCGATTGTTTTTCTGCTTCGGCTTCTTTTCTGCGATACTCCTCAAGTTCTTTACCTGATAATTCCGTTTCCGCTTTGTACTTCGCTAAAGCCTTATCAATCGCTTCTTGAGTTGACTGAGCGTGTTTCTTCTCAGCTTGTTCAAGTCGTCTTTGCATTTCTGCGATTGATACCGTCTTTTCAGTTTCTTGTTTCGGAGTGCTAGCTTGTTCCTCAACCGTAGTATCCTGAACTTGAGTATCAACTGTCTGTGTTTGTTCTTCTGCCATATTGGCTCCTTTCTCTACGCTTTTACGAGCAACCCCCTCGAACTCATGCAACTTTTAACGTCTTCAGCACGGTTTGGACAAAATAAAAAGCTTGGATTTAAAATCTAAGCTTTAAAATTCTTGATTAAATTCATCTAGCGTACTTCTTCCGTCTTTGTACTTCATTTCAATATGTCCGTACGCTGAACACCTACAATTAGGGTGCATAGGAAACATATTTACGCCTTTTTCTACTTTATCAATGGGTACTGCCGTGTTATTTAACGGCTTGCAAATGTCACAAGCGCCACTTTCGGCTACAAAAATCATGTGAGTAAAGCCGTTATCTTTCAGCATAGCGTGGTCTGTGTCAGAGTTTATCCTTGCTATCTCGGTTTTAATCAACCGTTTAGCGTTATACTCACTTTTACCGTACTTGTTAGCAAGCAATTTCATTTCTTTTTGATAACCGTTCATGTCTGTATAGATACGGTTCAAAGATGCGAATACATCCCTTTGGAGTAGTGGTTGAAGTCCAGTTTTACCCCAAACTCTACTAGAAAAGTTTTGTCCGTAAAAATCAGCGTTTAAAACCGCTTCTATGCGCTTAGTTGCTCCTTTGGAAGAAATACCTAAGATACCAGCTTGTCGCTTAAATTCGGCTAAATATTCGCTTCTACGAGCCTTATCAAAGACTTCTTCAAGGTTACTTGTCAAACTGTTAATTTCAAGACCCAATTCAGCTTTCAAAAGTTCCAAGCGACTGACTTTCATCTTCAAGTTGTAAACTCGTAACCAAGAATTAGTTTTGTGACTAAAATCTTTCTCTTTAACGGCTTTTCTTGCCTTTTCTGCAAACTTCGTAACGTCAAACTCTGAAGCACGCTTCATTGCTTCTTGCTTTGTCAGTCCCTCACGTCCAGCATAACCAAGATAAAACTTGTCTATCTGTGCTTGTAAGCGATCATAACTCTCTTGATATAACTGTGTTATCAGTTTATCACGGTCTAAATCACGCTTGATTAGTTCAGCTTGTGCTTTACGTTCAGCGTTATATAGACGGTTATCAGCTTTCTTGCTCATTCATGCCACCTACTAACCGCATGATCTCGTTGTCACTTGCTCCGCTTTCTTTCAAAATGCGTGACTGCTCTGTTTTGTAGTCTGTGAAACTTGCATTGTTCATCAATGTTTCTTGAGATACCACTCCACCAGCTTCAATGTAAGCCTTGATTTCATTCCATACGTCTTGTGGAATGTTTGGATGGAAAGTAAAGGTCAGCTTGCTAGCTTCAATCAATGGCTTATTGATAGCCTTGTGAATGTTACTGATTAGTTCATATCTTCTACGCAAAGCCTTAGTAAAGTATGTTTCTTTGTTCTTTCTGACTTGCTCAAGACCGATCATCTTGTAAAGCAAAGCAATACCAGACTGCGTTGCATTAAAGCGGTCATCTTCGAGATTCGGAATACGACTAAAGCGGTGAATATCATTCGCCAAACGATTCTTATAGGCTTCTGTGCCTTGGACATCATACTGCTTATAGATATAACTAGCATCAGCTGTCGTTTGCTGGCCAGTAGTACTGACTCCTGTCTGGAGAAGGAGCGTGTTCGCTTCTTTCATTTTAGCGGCGTTCTCAGCGGTTATTCCAATAGCTTCCAAATCTCCCTTGATTAAGAGCATAGCATCGTTCAGGTCGCTCATGTAATTCGCAGTATCTGATTGACCTGCGTCATAAGCATCAATTAGAGAAATTTCACTCTCATAATCACCCATTCTAAAGCGGTTGTTCCACCATTCGACGACTGGCACATCCTTGTATTCATGTTTCTTCTCGGATTCGACAATCAAATTGATCGAATTGACCGAAAACGGCTTATAAGAGGTTATTCGGTCTTTTGTGTAGACGGTAGCAGAGACCTTATCTGCGAAAATAGGCAGATGCACCGCTGCGATAATGTTCTGCTCGACTGTCAAATCGCGAATAACAAACATTTCGAGCGGACTGATTAAAACAACCCTGTCCACATTATCTTTATCCCTGAAATGATACTCAAACGCCCGGCCATAGACCGAAGCGTCAAACGCGAGGTCGCTATTCAGAGAATTGATGTCGTTTTGCCACTCAATTTCCTCAATGACCTTCAATTGCTCTTCTTCTGCGCCTTCCAAAATTCCGATCGTGACAGGATTTCCGATGACGTAGCTAGTAGCGAAACTTGAGATATAACCGCCCCATTTGTGGCGCACCCGGTAATCTGCTTTCTCCTTGTCTAACCGTCTGCTGCCAGCCAAGATACTGTAATTATCACCCTGTGCATACGAAGCCAGCACTTGTAATCTTTTTTTCTGAAGATCAAAAAAACCTTCGATCATGTCACGAAACGCCTTTTTTCCAGTTTCCGTTTTCAAAAGCTCATCACTTGAAACATATCTAAATTGCTCGTTTGACAATCTGCCAAACTGCAAGCTATCCGACCTTGTTTTAGTAACGGTATCTATTCCGTGCTCAAATTCGTTTACTTTGTCCACGTCTTACCTCCTGAACATTCTATTGATTTTACCAATTGCTTTATCAACATCAATCTCTTTCTTAGATTGATAAATCCTATCTTGCAAAGCATATCTAATCGCATCTATGCAGTGGTTGTAGCTATCAACCGGCTCGTTGATGTACTCATTTGTCTTCTTGTCCTTCTTCCAAGTATAGTTTTCTAATTCTTCAATCAACTTAACGCATCTTTCATCTACTATCCAATCATATTGAAGCAAGTATTGAATACCTTGCATAACTGAGCCAGCGCCCTTTTGAACGTCAATCACTCGTGGAATACCGAGGTTTCTTAATTCTTGATTTGATTTCTTTTCAGCGCTATCTGCTCGTATCTGCTCTTTAGCATATCCAAGCGCCTTTATTGCTTCAGCTATCTTGTCATTCGTCAAGCCTTTTCTTACGAACTCGTCAACGACATATAAACGCTTGTTTTCGTCGTCTATCCTTACATGAAGCAAGGCTGACGGGTCATTGATAAAACCATAGTCAAGACCAAAATAAGCGGGCAAATGCTCCCACTCGCTCTTGTTCAGTAATCGCTTTTCAAACTTTGGAAAAATCAGCTTGTCAAGCGTTGCAAACTCTCCTAAAGCGTAGATTTTATAATACGCTTCATTCCTGTTGGCTAGTTCTTCGATATTCTCGATTGTTACTTGATCTAAAAAGCGATTATCTTTATATGATGTATGATAAACAACTGTATTTTTCGGCTTCTTAACAAAAAAGGCGTTGTAGGTCCAGTTAACCTTCGATACGGGGTTGAACATCAGGAAGATTTGCTTATCTTTGTGTTTCTTATCCCTTAAACGCAAAGTCAGCTGCGTGTAATCGTCTAGCGTGAACTCAGAAGCCTCTTCCATGACTACGTCTGATATACCTTTGATAGACTTGATTTTTTCCGGATTGTCTAACCCTTTAAAAATAAATTGTGCGCCGTTTGGCAACTCTATGCGGTATGCTGAATTATTTATCTTGCACTTATCTAATAACTGCCATTTATCCAAACACTGCTTCACATCTTCAAAGATAGAGTCATAGACCGTTGCGCCTACCTTTCGCAAGAAAAGAACCTTGCGTGGATGCTTCCAGTCTTGGCAAGATTTAAAAACAACCTTTTGTATCACTCCATGACTTTTACCGCTTGATGCACCGCCATAATGAACCTCGGTAAAGGTAGAATAGTCGTATAGCTTATCAAAGATATGCTTATTAAAGACACGGCTTGGATAGTCAATAATGATATTGATTTTAGGTTTATTCTTCGTTATCATCCCAATCACCAACCTTTATGTCGATTGTTTTTTGAGTGATTTCTTGCTTATCTGTCCACATACTGTATCGCTTGCCTAACAATTCAAGAGCTTTATTTCTATCACTGTTCTTCGTTGGATATTCGACAAGTTGAGGGATTTCATTGTAGACTTTTACGCTTTTTTTAGAAATTGGGTCAAACTTCAATTCAGCAACTTTGGTTGTTACAACGATCGTTTCCATAGCTTGCCCTGAAGCAATCTCTGACAGCATTATAAGAATTTGTTTCTGCGTCAAAATTTTTTCATCTTGGAGTTCTTCCATTCTTTTTTTGACATATTCAGAAATGCCAACATTATCCAACAGTTCATGTGACCTTGCTCTAGCGTAATTTTCACTATAACCAGCATTTATAGCCGATTGATAAACGTTTCCTGTGATGATGTACTCATCTGCAAACCGTCTTTGTCTTTCGTTCAATTTTCCACCACCTCCATTCGAAAAATCAAAAAAGCCACTCAAAGAGTGACTGTATGCGGTAAGTGGGTGCCTCCCCCACCAGAGCCTTATATAGCGCTACTTTATCTCTGTCCTACAGGTTAATCAGCCTAAATCTAATTACCGCCCTATACCCCTATTGTGATAGCTACTCACAGAGATACAATTGGATCGACAGGACTCGAACCTGTGACATCATCCGTCTACCATATATCCATTAATCAGCATGAGACTACTGCTTTAAGCGAGTGACTTTTGATAACTTATAGTTTATTATCTTGTCCACAAATATTCCTACTTGTATCACTCATGCACGATTGGTTAGACCAATCACTCCTTACATCGCAAACTACTAAGCCATTTTTCAATTAACGAAGACCCCGCTAAAAGTCTAAGCTGCTTTACTCTTTGACTTTACTCTTATCCTTGCGAGACTTGAGCAGGCAATCTAATTGCCGAAGTACACTTTCGTTTGTGACGGGCGATGACTTTTGCTTTTTTGAGTTTTTTCTATCTTGAATAGCCTTAAAATATAAAAATCATCTTTTATCTATCACAGACACGCATCGCCATGTGTTTTATTCTCTTTTGAAGAACAAAATGCACAGCGCCTGCTTGTTATCGATTGTTTTGCGGACAATCAACTCACCTTACATACTTTTGGGAGGCGCCCAATTTTTGTAAGATATGGTATCAAGCTCTTGTTGCACCTCGAACCAAACACCTCTTTCCTCTTATAGACTCGTCTCACAGCCAAACTGCCACGTTTGCGTTTCCTCAGCACCTTGCCGTTGGAATCTTTCTGCTTTAACTTCGCCAACCTATTCCAAAACTGAAATAGTTAAGATTGCATTGCTTAGATTGACCATTGCTGGCAGGATGTTTGATAGATTAAAAACATCCTTTTCCTGCGTTACCACAGATTATCCAGGCTAAGCCCTAAAAATGAAAGGCGACTACTGACCTTGCAAACTGATAGATATTATATTTGTTTTTTATTTTTTTGTAGTCTTTTAAAACCTCTGAGGGAATCAAACCCTCCAGCTTATAACTTACCTAGGATATAAGTAGCTATGCAATCATGCGAGGTCCAGCCGCTCCGCAGCCATTTGTAAGTTACTGAATAAAACAGTATCGGGCCTGTATAGAAAACTAAAGGAGGGAATCAATCATGAAACGCTATCCCGATACTGAAAAAATATATAGGAGTCATCAGCCTTTTGCTGACACTATCATAATACCATTTAGAAATTATCATTTACTCTCTTTATTATCAAAAGTGTTAGTAATTTCTTGAATCGCTTTATCTCTTGCACGTTGAATAGTTGCGTTGCTACAATTCAATCTTCTCTGGACTTCGCTCCACTGAAGGCCATCAATATAAAGCAATCTCATAACAATATTTTGGATCGGGTCAGCAAGATTTTCAATCGCTTTGATTAAGTCATCTTGTTCTTGATATTCTTCTTCAATCTTCTTGTAGATCTCATCGATCTTATCAATCACACGGATATTCAATTCTTCAGACTTGTTCTTGTTATCCTTGGATTTAGGCATACTATCGAATGACTGCCCTTTAATCGTTCCAGACCTAAGACTGATAATCTCATGATGCAGTGATTTAATCTTAATATTCGCATAAGGCAGTCGCTTCAAACGTTTCTTAATATCAATCAAATTCATTCCTCTCCAATAAAAATATTCATAGGTAATTTAAAATACGTTGCCACATCTTCAACGTTGTATAAATTCGGTTTTAATTCCAAATTCTCCCATTTTTTAATCGTAGAATCTGAATACCCTAGTTTGTCAGCCAACTTTTTTCGTGATAATTTATTATCTTTTCGTTTTTGTCTTAACATGAATGCAAATCGTTCACATTGTCTTTTTGTTATTGGTTTATCGTAATCCATTCTATTCCTCCTCGATACAGCATGTTAAATCCTTCTCATAAAATAATATCTTTGTTTCCACATCCTACAAGACTAATAAAAGACAAGCTGATTAAAGCTGTAATTAATAATTTTTTCATCAAATTTCTACCTCTTTTCCTACTTCAATATTTTTATACTGTTCTTCACTAACCACAAACACATTCCCATTTACCGTGATAGTGAATAGACTGCCAATTTTTCGTTTTTCCGTAACCTTGCCAGTAATAGCGTATTTATTATCAGCGTGATAGACAAGCAAGAGTTTCTCTTGTTCGTCTATCATTGACTTCTGCATGAACAGTAAGCAAGTAGCAAGCAAGGCATAGCCAATTAAAAAGCGTTTCATGGCTTGCTTTCCCCTCTTGACATCTCCTCTTTAATAACCTTTAAATCAATAGAAGTCATTCTGTTTAAAATACCTGAATTGACTTTATCAGTTATTTCTTTAATAATTTTTTGTTTTTCAACATTGCTAACGTGTTCTTGAATTGCTTGCTCTGTTGCTTGTTCTAGTTTTGTACTACGATAATTTTCATAAATACTGCCTGATGGTGGGAATTGCTGTCCTTTCACATTCAAGCGTCCTGTTGGTGTAATTTTTTCAACTATAGCAAGTGTTTTTGCACTCCCTAAGACACCTCTTGAACTGACGATAAATACTTTATCGCCAACTTCTAAGTCTCTTAGCCAGCCTACTCTCTTATCTTTTGTTTCTTCCATCACTCCACCTCCTTGCTCTTAATTACTTTAGTGAGTCTATTTTCTAAAAAGTGCTGCGAAAAACAAGTATTCCTATCATGCATAAAATGATTAAAAGTTATCTCAATCCATTGACTTCTTGTGTATGGGTATCTGTTTGGTCTTTTCATTTTCATCACCACAAAACACCACCATTTAATTTATTCCATTCTTCTTTAGTGAATCCTTGAGTAATAGTTATTTCAAAGTTTTTAAAATCAACTTCATCAGATCGTAATTTACTCGCATTAATGTTTCCAGATTTCACAACACTAGCGACTGGAATAAAAGTTTCAACAATTCTTCCCATCGCTGTAAAAGTATTTCCTCCATCTGTACTTAATTTAATGCCTATGGGGTAACTGTTATATATTCTACGAAACTTCATAATCAATCGTTTTGTGTTTTATTTAGTGACATCACTCCACCTCCAAAAGCTCTGGATTTTCGTAGATGTTGCCGATGATTTCTTCATGCTCAGTCCACGCATAACCTTTTCTTATACCTTTTAGGTATACAGCAGGCATGCCTCCTATGTATGTGCCACCATATTCTTTTACTAAATACACTTCATGAGGACATCCTCTGGTACATTTTATGATATCTCCGATGAAAACCTCCTTGCCATTTTTATCTTTTAGTCCTGTTGATTGCATGAGGTTAATGTCATTGTTCACAATCCATTCGCCAGCAACAGAATCCTCGTCAATGATCCAGATGTTACCATTTCCAACCATCACTTCGTCCGGTTGGTACATGCGACTTAATGAGCCACTGTCATACGCTCTAAACTTTGGAATCATAATCTCACCTCATCTCCAATCATCAATGATTCGTAGTTGTCTTGCGACACCACGAATGTGCCGTAGTTTTGAATTGTAACCGTGTAGAGTTCGCCAACCTTCTCCTTGTGGACGACCTTGCCTTTGATTTCTGCGCCTTGATTATCAGCCTTGTAGATAATCATCGGCTTCTTCTCTTCTAAATTACGGATCTTGTCCATCTGCCAGATGTTTAGTCCAGCGGACAATAATATCCAGATTACGATAAATCGTTTCATTCTGTAACCTCATTTCTCAATTCAAAATCAATTCCATACATAAGCAGATTTCTTTGAAAATCAACAAATTCTCCAAGCATCTCAGCTTCTTGAAAATTGTACTCTTTGACTGAAACCAAGAAATCATCAATATCATTTTGTGCACTTCCGTACGATGTTTTTATATGCTCCATGGCAAATTCACGACCATCTACATCAATTGTGTAGCAGATTCTGCCACTCGAAAAATCATATTTGTAATTCTTGATAATCATCCTTCAACCTCCTGAACTTCAATTCCTGAACAATCAAACACCCAGTCGAAGCTTGCTTCTTCTAGTTCTTTGCGGGTGTGTGCTGTACGATATTCCTCATTCTCTATATTGTCGCTAAATACCCAAACATGACCGTGCTTAAAATTTAGGTATTCTAAGTCTTTATCTAATCCTTTAAAACGGACACGATACCGCTTTTCTTCCTCCACTTCTTCGTATCCATCAAGCCATGCTCGAGCAAAAAGTTCCATGTTGTCGTCTGTATAAAACCAGTCTTCGAGTTTTTTGCCAAAATTTTCTCTGTTCATTGCACCGAGCAAATGAAAATCTTCTTCTTTTGTCCATTCGATATGTTCCGCCACAAACTGCGGGATTGTGACTTTCTTCGGTTCGTCTAGTTGTTTGATTAATTTAATTGCAGTTTGAGTCGGAATACCTTCAACTACAGTACCGAATATGTTCAAACCATAAATCCCAATTTCTTTAACCTCTTTAATCAATTCCTGCTTATTCATCTTCTAACTCCTTTAATTGTTTTTTCATCTTCTTCAACTGTTTCTTTAAATACTCTCTGTGAGCAGTCCTATTCTGTGCTAGTGACTTCTCACAAGGTTTGGAGTATTCCAAAATATCAGCTTCCGTCTTCTCGATTGAATGCTTTAGCGCTTTAATCATTTGTTGTTTAAGGTTCACTCAAACACCTCTCTTAACTCCACAACTTCCTCATTGTGGTTAAACGGTTCATAGGCTAACCGTCCAATACCTTTACTATTCACTCCGTTCTTTTCGTCTGTCGCATATTTCAAAAACAATGCTTTCTTACAGACATAACATCTGATGGAGATTGTATCAGGTTTTACTTTTCTGATATAACACTCTCCACAAAACGGACATTGTACGTCAACTTTCATTCACTATCTCCAGTTCAATTCTATATTTCTTATTTCCGGACTTTCCACCGTGTCTGAAATCCGTTGACTTAATAACATGGTAGTTATCATCCGTCCAAAACTTCGCATCGGTCAAACCGTCTAGTAACGCTTTGCTGGTCGGCGACCAGTTCGGCGGATCGTATTTGCGATTAGTTGGAGCGAATATCCAAACAATCACTTTGCATGGTTTTTCCTCGTCAAAAGGTAAGCCGAAATAATCTCGTAGAGTATTCCGCCCTTCGTAATGCGCTAGTTGTCGTAGAAATTTTGTGATTTTAGCTTTTTTCTGAAAGTGCAATCTGTCATTCGCTGAAATCATCTGTTTTCTATCAAGTTCAAATTTTAAAATTAGTTTTTCCATTCTAATTCCTTTGCGATTGCAGCAATGACATTGACTGTCACGCTATTTCCTGCTTGCTTGTATAGCTGACTGTTGCTATTTACTTCTTGAGCTTTATCAAATGCCCAGTCAGGAAAACCTTGTAATCTCCAACATTCTCGCGGCGTTAGTTTGCGTACCTTACCATCAATAAAGATTTTTGGTTCTCTTTGTCCGCCTTGCATCGTATTTAAACAAGGTGCTAATCCATCTGGACTATAAACTCTCCCGCATTGAGGGTTTCCACCAAAACTTTCAGTTTTCTTGATATTTCCTAATTGGATAATCGTTTTGTCTGATCTTGTTCCAAAAATAGGAAATACTTGTCTTCCACTTGTTCCTCTAAGATGTCCGATAATGAACACTCGTTCTCTGTTTTGAGGGGCTCCAAAATCCTTGCTGTTAAGCACTTGCCATTCGACATCATACCCCAACTCATCCAACGATCCGATGATTGTCTCGAAGGTGTACCCTTTATCATGGCTAATAAGCCCCTTGACGTTCTCAAGGAATAGATACTTAGGTTTGAGAACGGAAGCGAACCTTGCAATTTCAAAGAAGAGAGTTCCGTTTGTATCTTCAAAACCTCGTCTTGCACCAGCAACGCTGAAAGGCTGACACGGAAATCCTGCGCAGATAACATCAACTTGTCCGATTGCTTTGATTTCTTTCTTCGTGATTCCTGTTGCATCATGTAATTCAATTTCTCCTTCTGTATCGTGTATAGCTTTATAACTAGCCCTTGCAAACTTGTCTATTTCACAAAATCCGATACATTCATGACCGGCACTTTCCATACCAAGACGGAAACCACCAATCCCTGCAAATAAATCTAAAAATTTCATAGACAACTCCTAGAACGGCAAATCATCATCTGAAATATCAAGCGGGTTTCCGTTTGCACTTCGTGAAAAGTCAGGCATTTCTTGTTGCGCTTGTCGTTTTTGCCCTTGGCTCTGACCTTGACTATTGCGACTTTCTAGCAACTGGAATTGTTCAGCGACTACTTCCGTTACATAAACCCGTTGTCCTTGCTGGTTATCATAGCTTCGTGTCTGAATGCGTCCAGTAATTCCAATCAATGCGCCTTTTTTAGCCCAGTTAGCAAGATTTTCTGCTTGTTGTCGCCACATAACGCAGTTGATAAAATCAGCTTCACGATCGCCATTTTCGTTTTTGAAAGTGCGATTTACTGCAAGGGTAAACGTAGCGACTGCCACATTAGAAGGTGTATAGCGCAATTCTGCGTCTTTCGTAAGACGGCCAACGAGGCAAATTGAGTTCATCATATTTTTAGTTTCCTTTCAATTTTCCTAAAAGCATATCAGCTTGTTCTACTTGTGACTCTTTAATTTGTTTGTAGTCTGCAACGCCTAAATGTCGCAAGAACCATTTCACAATAGAGCCGTCTTCTTTGTTCTTTTCAGTTGAAATTTTAGCAATTTCTTTCAAATAGTAATTTGCTTTTTCTACTGAGATAACGGGTTCATCTTGTTTTTTTGCTTTAGCTGGTGCTTGCTTTTGGTTTGCTCGTCCACTTTGGATATAATCTGCATCCGTGTCAGCATCCTTGCTATCGTCAATCAAAAACATTTGACTTAGTGCATACTTAGTAGCGTAGCTTTGCGCTCCACCTGACACTTGAGAAGCATCCATACCTTTTTTCGTGCGTTCTTCTCTTGCTCGTCCTACAACTGTAATCACATTATCGCTATCCCAATCCATGAGTGAAACAGTAACTTTAGTGATCAGTTCGCTTGCAAGCTCTTCAGTTGTTACCTCTGAAATCAAGCACGTTGCACGATATTTCAAACAGATAGGCTTCAATGCTTCTTCAATGTCTTCAGCATTCCGATAGTTATAATTACCGAATGAGTTATACTGATTTTTAGGCGCTTTCAACTCGTTTTGAATATTCGCCAGTTTTTCATAAATACTTTGCTTTTTCTCTACCATTATCAAACTCCTATCTGATACTCAAGTTTTTACGTTCTACCAATTCAGCACCCAAAATTTCAAGTCCATTTTTCAAATCTTCTTTCAAGCGCTTTTTATCAGGCTTATAAGTTGCGACTTTGTACGCTTTAGGTAATAACAAGTCATCCACTTCCACGGCTTCGGATTTTCTAAACGATACTTTGAAAAGTGGTGTATCAACTCGTTCATGTCCAGTTAGTGCCATGCTCTCTTTCAAGACTTCTTTTAAGCGCTCGTTCTTGCGTTCGTCTGCTCGGTTCAATTCAGTTAGCCGCTTGATCTCGTTCTTGCGTGCTTCCATGTCTGCTTCGGTATTCTTGATAACTTTGACATAGTTTTCTACTTTGTTTTCGTAGTCAGTTTGCCAATCAATACTATCAAGCGTGTCTAGTTTTGTTTCTTCGTCTAATTCCATGTTATAAATATCAAGGAATTGTCCTGTCAATTCGTATAATGTCGCCATGTTTATTCTCCTTATGCGCTCCAGTATTCGTTTAAGTCAACGGCCATGACCGTAGCTAAATTTTTCTGCTCAGTCAAAATCTGTCTGCGATACGGTGCAAGCCCAGCTTCTCGTTCTTCTTCATTGCGTGGTAAGTAATATCCGCTCGGTTGCGTTTTCTTTGCAACGATTGGATGCTTGAAATTCACTCGTAGGCTCTCGATCACTTCTTCTAAACTTCGTTTTGATAGTCCGG